TGCTTAGCTAGTAGCGTATCTTGAACTTTTTTATCTTGTCCTGGCTGTGCATCAATAGCAGCAATCTCTAGTTCTAAGCCTAGTTGTTCTCTAAGTATTTTTGTAAGGTTGCTTCTAACTGTTGCATCTTCTTCGAATCTGCCTGCTGTTCTACTCGAATCTGATTTTGATAGTTCATTCATAGCACCTGTAAATTCGTCTAAACTTTTAAGAGAGCCGTCTTCCTCATAGAAGCTACCCATCTGTGCTTTTAATTCTTTGAAGCCTGTCTTACTTGCACTATTATTATTCAGTAACTTTTTCTGGGAAGCAGTTTTCCCAAGTTTTTTTGTATCGTCTAAATCAAACTGTGAACTCTGCGCTTTAGCTTTATTTTTTGCACCCTGTAAAAGTCTTGAATCAGCATCTGCATTCATTCCCGCTAACATAAGGTCAATATCGCTTATACTAGCTGAGTATGCATCTACTATGTCTTTAAATGGAACATCTTTGAATTTTCTTATTTGTTTATCTAAAGCTTTATTTACAGTTCCTTGATTCTGGGCAAATCTTTTAGAAGCTTCTGAAGCATTTATAATATCGTTGGCTAAGCTTTTAAAACCTGCAGCTTGTTCCTCACCAATTTCAACGCCTCCCTTCATAGCTTCTGCCATCTCTTCGAAAGCAGGACTAAATTTAGAAGCGTTAGTTGCAAGGTTTGAGAACTGCTTCATTACATCGTCGCCAGGCTTAGCTCCTTTTTGTATTTCTTTGTTGTATGCTCTAATTTGTTTAGCTAAGTCCATGCTTTGGAATGCTTGGCCTGATTGCTCTACTGACATTTTTAAATCAAGTAACTGTTCGTTAAGCCTAATATCGAGCATCTTATCCATTTCACCATTTAAGTCGGAAAGGCTAGCAGTAAGATCTTCTGTTTCTTTTCTCATCTTTTTGGCAGTTTCATCTAAATCTCTAAAGTAACTTATTAAACTAGCAACACCCTGTATAATCATAAAGACAATACCAATTATACCAGCTGCCATCATAGCTTTATTCATAGCCCATGCTGCCGCTGTTGTTGCGGCGTTCATCATTGCGAGAGTCCCTTGATACACTGCTTGTGTTGTTTTATATGCAACTCGTTTTGCATTCTCTCCTGCTTGTGTTGTTGCAACCTGTTTTATATTGTGACCTTTCAACATAGCTTCTTGAGCATTAAGATGGAATCTAAAGGCTCTTTTTTCTTGAGCGTTCATCTTCATATAGATGCCTTTCTTTTCGTTCATCATTCGTCTATAGGCTGCTATTTGTCTTTTATTTAGTCTGCCTGTCTCTTTTCCATCTGCTCCTTTATGTTTAAAAGATTTTACACCCATTTTATTAAGTGCGCCTTTACTGTCCTCTGCACTAGGCATGTCAGCTCCGAAAGCTTGACCCAATCCTGAAAAAGCTTCTCTAGCTCCTGAACCTGCTGTTTTCATTGCTTCAAACGAAGTTTTCATTTTCATTGTAGATGTTTCTAAAGCTGCGTTTAAATTTGGTAGTAAAGATTTGATAATAGGAGTAATAAATAAACCTACTGCAGCTACGAGTGCTCCTGTATTATCTTTAAAGAAGTTAAGCATTGGAATAATGCCTTTCATTATAAAGTTCTGAAAGCTAAGTAATAAGTCGTCCATTTCTTTTGAAAATTGTCCCATAGCAAATGCATCTGGATCCATTTTTTCTTGAATTCTTCCATACTTAGTTTCTGCTTGTTCTAGAACGTCATTTAAAACCGCTTGAGTTCTTTCATACGCGTTTAGCTGTTCTCTAGTTTTCCCGACTGTCACAGCATACTTATCAGTTGCGTTTTCTAGTCGTAGAATAATACCGAGTTCGTCTAATAGTTCTGGTTCCGCTTTAGTAACACCTCGAATAAGTCTGTTAAATGAATCTTCCAAATCCCTACCAAGAGCAAGAGAGGCATTAGTTGCTGCTACGCCTAACCCTTCTAGTTGACCTGCGCTTAATCCAGCAGCCACACCAATAGCCGCAGAACTAGCTGCCGCTTTAAAACTAAGCATACCATTAGTAGCTTCTTGAATATTACTGGTTACAGACTTGTAAGCAGTACCCGTAACTGACCCAAAGGCTTGTTGCCCTGCAATAAGGTTTCGAGTTTCCATAGAGGATTTTAAGAATTGAAAAGCTGCTGATACAGCAAATATCTGTGCAGCAATGGTGGCATAGACAGCCACAAGACCACCTTGCATGGTCTGTGCTTGCTTACTAAAGTTTTTTGTAGCGTTGGAGGATTGTTGAGTTACCCCTTTTATTCGTCTGTCAGTATTTTGAGAAGCACCACCAAGAGCATTCATTTTCTTGGTTAGTTTTTCCGCTTCTTTTCCTGTGACTTTAAAAGAACCACCATCGGTGGTTTTGATAATAATCTCTGCTGCTGTTATTTTCTTTGCCATTTATTATGTCTTTGCTCGCCTCGTGTGGGCGTCTTGCTTACGTTTAAGCTCAGTATTGATATTTATCGTACTCGAACTTTCTATATGTTTCAAGAAATAGCAAACAGTTTTTTGGTCTTCCACATTATTTATGTCTAGTAAGTCTTTTAGTGGTGACCAGTCCTTACCCATGTAAGAACCACTAGCTCCGTCCCATTTATCGGGGAGCATAGCGTGTATAACGAAAGCCTCCTGAATTTCTAAAGGAAAATCCTCTAGTTCAGGTGGCATCTCATTTAGATCAGGTTCTTGACCTAGTTGGTCGCATAGTTGTAAATATGCGTCTACACTAATATTATTAGTATAATACCTAGTTATTAAAGCAAGAGCCCAGGCTACTTGCTCTGCGTAAAATTTTCTAAGTCGCCTACTTGTTCTGTTACCCAAGTATCAAAGTCACTAGCATTTTTCATAAGTACTTCTACGTTTTCTTGTGAAAATTCTAATTCTGATTCTTCTTGTGCAGGAGTTAAATCTCCTAGTAATAACATATTTTTGGCATATCCGAGTTTAAACCCTGACCAGCCTTTAATAACTGCTTTGGTGTACTCTTCAAGAAACTTATCGTCGTCCATCTGCTCTTCGTAACCCCTAGTCTTCTTATTGAATACTTGAGATACACAGCGATTTCTAAGTTTCATTAACTCTTCCCTGGCTAAGTAACAAAGTTTTACTTTAAAACCTTCACTACCGGGATAATCAAATTCTACTGTTTTTGTTGGAGTCATTAGACTCTTTAGTGAGACTGCTTTTGGTGTCTCTTGTTTTACTGTATCGTTCATTTGTTTTTATAAATCCATAAAAAGGCGAGTAACCGAAGTTACCCGCCATAAGTTAAGTTATGAGCTGTAAGTTACGCTCATTTCGTTAGCACTGCTAGAAGCGGTTGCACTCGAAAGGTCGGCTGGTAAAGCATGGAAATTAACATCTACACTAATTACGTCTTCAATTGAATGAGTCGGTAATTCTAGATGACAATTTGGTAATGCCACAGCTACTTTCGGGTTGCTTGCGCCACCAATACTAAATGTCATGTTAAAGCTGTTCGTAATAATATCGCTAGCTTCATGTAAATCTTCTAAAAGATCCATTGAGCCGTTTGCTGCATTATTTAGATAACATGTAAAGTTACCTGAAACACTTCTTGTCCCCATGACGTGTCCTAGAGGCTGGTTAACAGACCCTAGAGTTTCTGGTGTTAGGTAAGTTAGATTATTTTCAATCGAAATATTACCTCCAGTTAAGACAACATTATATGTTGTATCGGCAGTCATCTGGGCTTCCCCATCAACGGTTGTGCCTGTACCTGTTGCCGATGAAACATCATATGCAATTGCTAATGATGTTAGTTTTTGTCTAATGTAATTTGAAGTACTTGTTACTCCTTCGTTAATTAAACCTTTAGCTGTTGACTCTTCTCCTGCTACTGCTGGTGATGTTGCACCTACTGTAGTTTTAAGTTGAGTAACTTCTTTAATTTTCTTTCCTTGACCAGACCAAGCAACTTGTGCTAGTCCTTCGATATCAAAGTCTATTGATGCAGTACCAATTGAACAATCACTGATTTTATAAACTGTTACGCCTTCGGTTCCAGTTACATAAAGACCAGTAGCAGTATCTTTTGCTGCTCCTAGTACAAAATACAAATCAAAAACACCAAGTGCTACTTTATTTGAATTCTGAAAGTTAAATGCGTTAGGTTCCCAGGTTGCTACAGCCTGTACATCTGTTGCTGCTACTCCTAGTCCATAGGTCTCTGCAGACATTGCTGCCCATAGAGGTCCTTCTACTGCAAATTTCTTGCCGTTACCCGCATGTTGATTAGATACAAATG